TCGTTTCGCTTCTGGCGGCACTGGCAACTTCGGTTTGATGGGGGAATCGGGGCCCGAAGGGATTCTCCCGCTCAAGCGTGGTCGTGATGGAAAGTTAGGAGTTTCAGGTGGTGGCGCCACAAGCGTTGTAGTGAATGTCGATGCATCTGGCTCCAAAGTTCAAGGTGATGCCCCTGATGCCAATGCCTTAGGCCGTGTCGTTGGTGCAGCAGTTCAAGCAGAATTGATTAAGCAGAAACGCCCAGGAGGCTTGCTCGCATAATGGCCACCTTCACATACACGCCCAGCTTCACGGCAACAGAGCAAAGCCAGCCGCGTGTTCGGCGTGTGCAGTTTGGTGATGGCTATGAGCAGCGCCTGCGGTTTGGCCTGAATACTGACCCCAAAACCTGGCGGCTAACTTTCGCTAATCGAACGGATACGGAGCGCGACAACATCCTTGCCTTCTTAGAAGCACGGGGCGGTTCTGAATCTTTTGACTGGACGCCCCCTCGTGGTACTGCCGGCAAATATGTATGCCCGCAGTGGTCTATGGATATGACAAGCTGCAACAACAACACTGTGCAAGCTGATTTCATAGAGGTCTATGAACCATGAGCGAAATGTTCAAGGAGCTACTTAGCTCCAATCCTTACGCGATCATTGAACTTTTCGAGTTGCACCTTGACTTGGACTTGCACGGCAGTGCGGATATCGTTCGCTTTCATGCTGGCGTCAACCAGAAAACACCAGCAGGTGACATTTATTGGCAGGGCGAACCGTACCAGCCGCTGCCTATTGAAGCCGAGGGATTTGAATACAACGGCAATGGCCAGCTTCCGCGTCCACGCATCCGCATCTCTAACTTGCTTGGCAGCATCTCCGCGCTGTTGCTTGGTGTCAATGAGATCACACCCGGCAATGACCTGACTGGCGCCAAGCTGATCCGCATCCGCACGCTCAGCCGTTTCCTCGATCCGGTCAACTTCACCGGCGGCACCAACCCTTACGGCACACCCGCGAACGAGGAAATGCCGCGTGAGGTCTATTACATCGACCGCAAATCAGTTGAAAACCGCGAGATCGTCGAGTTCGAGCTTGCCGCCGTCTTCGACCTAGCTGGTGTGCGCGCACCAAAGCGTCAAGTCATCGCCAACATCTGCCAGTGGAAATACCGCAGTGCTGAATGCGGTTACACAGGCACAAATTATTACGACGAATATGACAATCCCCTTGGCGCCACTCCTGCCGTCAACTTTGCCGCAAGTGCATTTGGCAACCAGCTAACTGCTGGCGAGACACTCAGCAATGGCGACTACATCACATCTGCCAACGGCTGGTACAAAGGCATCATGCAAAACGACGGCAACTTTGTCGTCTACAAAAAGCCTGGTCCGCAAGGCATCCCTGGCAACAATGCCGTCTGGGCAACCAACACTGTTCGAGGCAGTGGGTCGTACCAGCTCAGGATGCAAACTGATGGCAACGTCGTCCTCTACAGAAACGGCAGCGAAGTGCTGTGGGCAAGCAACACCGCCTCCACAGCCTCTCCCACTACCGTCTCGTTCATTAACTGGTATCCAACCAACGTCAATGTTGGACGCAGCGGAGGCTTTGGTTACGAGATGGTGGGATCCTCGCCCAGCGCACTGGGTCAAACGCAATCCGTCACTTACACATTCACAATCAGCACCGGCAAAACAATCCGGCTGACTATCGGATTTGCATCTTTTGAAATACCCGCTGACCCTCCGCACTACTCCGGCCAGTCCTTTGGCTGGGGCGCTAGCTCTTACGCAATCGTCAGCTCGACGGGCATTTGGTATCTAAATGAAGTCTTTAACGCCACGCGCACTCTCAGCGACGGCAACCCGTTTAAATACAACAACCCCGACGTGGGCACGTTGACATCTGCTGGTCCGCAACTTCAAGTCACAGGCGTCACCGGCAACGTAAATAACCGCCTCACCCTCAACGCTGATGGTGGCTTGACCGTCTACACCAACACAAACACCGTCTTGTACGCCTCTGGCTACAGCAACAGCAACGAACCATTGGTAACTACTGGCACGGTCGACCCACTGCGGGATGTATGCGGCAAACGCATCAGCTCCTGCAAAAAACGTTTCGGCGATTACGCCGACCTACCGTTTGGGTCATTCCCCAGCGCTGGCACCTTCTACGGATGACTCACTGGAAACACGACGCACAGGAGCACGCGCTGCAAGAAGCGCCACGGGAGGCGTGCGGCTTGGTGCTGGTTGTCAAAGGGCGCGAACGTTACTGGCCGTGCAAAAACCTTGCCGCCGATCAAGACTTTTTTGTCATTGACCCAGACGACTATGCCGCCGCTGAGGATACTGGCGAAATCACGGCAATCTTCCACAGCCATCCGCGCAGTCCCGCGCAACCCAGTGAAGCCGACCGCATGTCCTGCGAAAAGTCAGGCTTGCCTTGGTTCATCTGCAATCCCGGCACCCAGATGTGGTGCGAGATCAAACCATCCGGCTACAAGGCACCACTGATCGGACGGCAGTGGGTGTGGGGCGTCAGCGACTGCTGGACACTGGTGCGCGACTGGTACAAGGAGGAACTCAATCTGGACCTACCGGACTGGGATCGGCCGGCATCCATGATGGACTTCCACCAGGCGCCCATGTTCGAGGAGTGCTTTGCCGAGGCTGGCTTTGTAGACATGGGACTGGAGCTGCCTGAATACGGCGATGCAATCCTGATGCGCCTTGATGGATCACCGGGTCTCAACCACGTTGGTGTGTACCTAGGCGACCAACTTTTTCTGCATCACTTGCGAGGTCGACTCAGTAGCCGTGACCTGTGGGGTGGCTACTATCAGAAGAGCACAGGCTTGATTGTTCGGCATACCAGCAGGTGTTGAAATGTTCCGGGTCATCAAGGTCTACGGCAAGCTGGCAAAGCACCTGGGACAGCGGAGTTTCAAGGCTGCGGTGAAGTCACCGGCCGAGGCAATCCGTTTCCTGCTGGCCAATTTTCCCAGTCTTCGTGGTGTGATGAGCGAAGGCGAATACCAAGTAACTGTTGGCCGGCTTGGTTTGCAGCTTGCAGATGAGCCAATGCAACTGCACTACCCAGCAGCACCACAGGAAGCCATCAGGATCGTGCCCGTTATCGGTGGTGCTGGCAGCGGTACTGGACAGATTTTGGCTGGCGTTGGTTTGATTGCAGCCGCGATCCTGCTTGGTCCAGTAGGCGGTGGCTTCCTTGGCCTTGGCGCCGGATTAAGCGGAACGGCCGGCGGCGTTGCTGTTTCCGGCCTTGTTGGTGGCGCGTTTGCCTCTGCTATTGGCGCAGTAGGTGCAGCCTTGGTACTTGGCGGTGTCGCCCAACTTCTGACCCCAACCTCAACAATCAGCTCTGGCACAGACAGCGCAACCGACCCAAAGCGTTCATATTCATTTAGCGGCATCCAAAACGTTAGCCGCCAAGGCGTGCCAGTTCCTGTTATTTACGGCGAAGTATTAACCGGCAGTGTGATTATTTCTGCCGGCATCAACACCGAAGAAGTGACCTGACATGGATAAGCGTTTAATCGCTGGTGCTGGCGGCGGTGGAGGCGGCGGTGGTAAAGGCGGCGGTGGAGGCGGTGGCGGTTCCGCGAATGTCACCAAGGACAATCTCGACTCACGGCAAGTAGCGCGAATTATTGACTTGATCTGCGAAGGCGAAATTGAGGGATTCCCTTCCGCTAAGGATTACGCCGTTGGCACGACGAATTACAACGTCGCAATGTTGAAGGATGTCTACCTCAACAACACACCAATCCTCCGTGGCGATGCCGATCCGACCAACGCCCAGGCATCCGATTACAACTTTGATGTTTCAAATACTGCTGTCTTCGAGTTCCGCACTGGCACGCAAAACCAGACCTACACCCAAAACGTAGGCGACGCTAACCAAAGCACGACCCTAGTCAATGCAAAAGTAACGCAAGCATCGCCCGTCACTCGATCAATAACTGACACAGACGTAAATGCCGTACGAGTAACAATCGGCACGCCGGCACTGCAAATATTTAAGAGCAATGGTGATGTTGAAGGTGCTGTTATTCAATATCGAATTGAGGCATCGTATAGCGGTGGTCCCTATTCGCAAGTGTATCCGTCGCCCACTAGCGGACTGACGTATGCAGAAATCCGTGGCCGCACCGCTGACCTATACCAGCGCATCCACCGCATCGACCTAACCGCAGCGCCACCTGTTGACATCCGTGTGGTACGGGTAAATGCCGATGCTCCTGTGTCAGGCAGCACGACTGAAAACAGTGACTTTTATTGGTACGACTACACCGAAAAAATTAACGCCAAAACGACTTATCCCAATAGTGCATTATTTGCGATCAAAATTAACGCTGAGCAGTTCAGCAGCATCCCGTCGCGTGCTTACAAAATTCGCGGCATCAAAGTACGCATCCCAAACAATGCAACCGTCAACCCACAGAACGGTCGCCTGATTTACGCAGGCACTTGGAATGGCACGTTTGCTGCAGCGCAATGGACAACTGATCCAGCCTGGATCCTTTGGGATTTGCTGGTCAGCAAGCGTTACGGCTTTGGCGATCACGTCGACGCAGCGCAGCTCGACAAGTGGAGCTTCTTGGCTGCCAGTCAGTATTGCGCGGAGGTTGTTGCTGACGGCAAAGGTGGTCAGGAACCGCGCTTCGCCTGCAATGTTGTCATCCAGACGCAAGAAGAAGCGTTCAAGCTGATCAACGATCTGTGCTCAGTGTTCCGTGCCATGCCGTTCTGGTCGGCTGGTGCACTGGAAATCTCGCAGGATCGCCCGCAAGACTATTCCTACATCTTTAATCAAACCAACGTCACCGAGGAAGGCTTTACCTACAGCGGCAGCAGTCTCAAAACTCGCCACACCGTTGCGGTTGTGCAGTACTTCGACATGGAACTGCGCGACCTTGCTTATGAGGTCGTTGAAGAC